GATAACATATAAACTGTAATCGCCAATATCTTCTTGTTCTTCAACTTCGGCGCCAACCATATCCAAGAACTGTTTGTCAATGGAACTTAACCCTTCCGCAATGTTGTTATCCCATTTACCAAACCCATAGTAATCTTGGAATTCTTCATCGCTCATTTCTTGGCGATGCTGGTTAAAACGATCCTTCATTGACTGCTTTGGTGTTGCGGCTTTTTGTGCTGGTGCAACTTCTTTTTGCGCAGCACGAGTGGCCATTTGCTGAATTTTATCGTCGGGCAAGTGTTTAAACTTTTGACTTTTTCTTAGAATATCAAACCATTTGGCCACTGCAACGGGCCAGGTTTCTGTAATAAATTCACTTGCTCTCATTTTTTTGGTACGCAGTTAGGAACAGTTTTACCATTTTTTTCTTTGGTACCTACTGGTTTATAACCTTTCCAACAAGGATTGGTATTACGTAGTGTACGCTTTTTCTTTTCGGTAATAAATTCTTCTGCTCTCATTGAATTTGCCTAAATAATCTTATAATGCTATTTATGCAATATACAATTAGTAAATTTTCTCAACTACGTGTGTATTAGGTTCTAATAGATGGTGTAATTCTCTTGTATTATCCGGGAACTTCGATAAGTTCCAATTTTTAATATTCAAGTTATGCTTGTATATTAATAAATGTTGAATAATAATTTCCTGATCAAACGTTAAGTGACTTATATTATACGAATGCCCCGAGATTGCGTAATCTATTATATGGTCAACCTCTCTAGAAAACTTCATATTATGATTCATTTGTTTTTGCCACTTGTGTGCAATTGGAATCCATTGCTTAAACTTTTGACTGTTAATTTTCAAGTTAAGATAGTCAAAACAATCTTCTAAAACATCTTCTGTTATTGTCCACAAATCCTGCGCATTTACCCAAAGATGGGAGTATTCAAACCGTGGATTTATTAAATATGAATCATCGTACGGTCTAATATTTAAAGCTCGAAGTTCTCGTAAGTCCCATATTGGAAGTTTTCTATCCTCGTCTGTTTCGTTGAAGTATAAGCTGTAAAATTTTTTTCTTACGTTCTCTTCGGTAGAATTTGTTAACGTTCTAACATTCCATAACTGAGGCAATGCAGCGGCATCTGTATGTATATAGATTAACGGAATATTGCTTTTGTTGCATAAAGATAACCCGTTGATATAATCTTTATATACTTTGTTGCGCACTTCTTCTTCGGGCAAACTTATTAATTCTGCTAGATTGATAGAAAACGCACAAAACGATAAAAGGTCACGAGTATCCAAGGACAGTAATTTCTTAATAACTCTATCTATATTTTTGGCACCAGCAGGGTGGTTTTTTAAATGCCCATGTGCATTGACTACTCCTTCGGCTGAACTGACCGGGTTGGTTGTTAATTCTATCCACGAACTAGAATCATCATGATAAAACCGTTCTTGACCAGAAAGATAATGTATGCTCCAATTTAAAAATGTTGGACCAACAGAAAAATATGCAGTTGTACAAAAAATGTTCATTAAAAAAATATTTAGTAGGCGCAGAAACATCTAAATAATAATGTTGACTTTGCGCAATAAATGCGTTATAATATTCACATGAAAGTAGAAAAAAATAAAGTCTTTTACACCTGGCGAGATGTAGAATCCATGACACTGGATCTCGTTCGCAGCATTGATCAATCAGACTGGCGTCCTGATTATGTGGTTGGACTAACACGCGGCGGATTGCACCCTGCTAACTTAATTAGTCAGTGGTACCACATTCCCATGGAAACACTCAAAGTTAACTTACGTGACCATGCTGAAACTGGCCCAGAAAGTAATCTTTGGATGGCAGAAGATGGGTTACAGCACGGCAAAAAGATTCTAATCGTAGACGACATTAACGATTCTGGTGCTACTATCAACTGGATCAAGGACGACTGGAACAACAGTGTGTATAATGGTAATGTAGATGCCTGGGGCAATAATATTAGAATTGCCACACTGGTTGACAACAGTGCATCCGATGCAGATGTAGATTATGCGTGTGTGAGTATTAATAAACTAGATGATCCTGATATCTGGGTCGTCTTTCCTTGGGAATCATGGTGGTTAAATCATGAGTGAGCGCACAATTAAGATAGCTGAAATTTTTTACAGCATACAAGGGGAAGGCATGTATGCCGGTGTGCCCAGCGTTTTTATTAGAACGTTTGGCTGTAATTTTGAATGCAGAGGTTTTGGACTTCCAGTAGGCACACTAACACAAGAACCAGAAAACATTGCCAAAGACCTAGACAAATACAACACCTACGAAGAATTGCCCTTGGCTAAGTCGGGTTGTGATAGTTACGCAAGCTGGCATCCTGCATTCAAGCACCTATCACCTAAGATGACTATTTCAAGCATTGTGGATCAAGTGCTGGATGTGGTGAACAAAGATCGTGTATATGATCCTGGTGAACCCACTGCTAACACACACATTATTATTACCGGCGGTGAACCGTTGCTGGGTTGGCAGCGTGCGTATCCTGAACTTATTGATGCGCTATATGCAGAAGGATTCCGCAACTTTACATTTGAAACAAACGGCACACAACCGCTTTCTGCAGACTTCAAAGATTATCTGCTAATTAATAATATCAAGAACAAAAAAATTGATCTTACTTTTAGTGTGAGTGCTAAACTTCCGTGTTCCGGTGAACTATGGGATAACGCTATTCTTCCCAATGTAGTTACGGAATATGAAAGTTACGGTCGTGCGTTTCTAAAATTTGTTGTGGCTAGGCACGACGATGCAGTAGATGCAAGTCTCGCAGTGAATGAATATAGACGTGCTGGGTTTAGTGGTCCTGTATATCTAATGCCCGAAGGCGGTACCGTTGAAGGATATGCGTTACACGAGCAGGATGTTGCAGAGATTTGTATGATGCACGGCTGGAGATACAGTCCTCGGCTACAAGTAAGTCTGTTTAAGAATGCGTGGGGGACTTGATGTTTGATAAATTAAAAAATGCTTTTAAAAAGAAACAGCCAGAATCTGTACAAGAAGTAAAGCCTAAAGCAACACGTAAAAAGAAATCCGAAAAAGAAATCGCAACCGAAAAAGGCGAACCTTGGGTTGGGATTCTTTCAATGGAAGTTGACCCAGAAGATCTAAACGCAGGTGCATTTGAACTCGACTGGAATGATCAGTTTGTTGCGCGGCTAATGCGTTTTGGTTATCAAGGCAAAACCGACGCAGACATCGTAGACCAATGGTTCCAAAATGTTTGTCGTCATGTGGTTCTAGAAACCTGGGAACAAGAACAAGCACAAGATCCAAAGTACGATGTGCGCTATCACAAAAAGCGCAATCTAGGTGATGGTCGATCTGAAATTTCATGATACTATACGTTAACGGTGACAGTCACTCTGCGGCTGCAGAAGCAGTAAATCCTCATTGTTTTGCAGAAGACGATGGGCAACTTTGGTACATGGGACGTGCGCCACATCCAGATAACGCACGTGTCAGTTGGGGTGCGCAATTAGCCGCACTTGCTAAATTAAATCTTAAACTGGATGCTGAGAGCGCCAGCAGCAATGCGCGGATTATTCGCACAACTCGTGAATGGTTCCGTGAGAACAAACACGACGATGTGTTGGCTATTATACAGTGGAGCACATGGGAACGTGAAGAATGGAATATTGATGGTACCTGGTATCAGGTTAACGCTAGTGGTATTGATATTGTTCCAGAGAATTACCAAGTTCGCTATAAAGAATATATTGCGAGCATCGATTGGATGGCTAAGACGCATGAAGCACACGAGCAAATCTGGCTCATGCACGAATGGCTAAATGATATGGGAGTTAAGCACGTTTTCTTTAACGGCAACACCACATTCGAAGACGTGCTTAATCGCTATGATTGGGGATCGAGTTATATCGACCCATACGGCGATACTACGTATAACAACTGGCTACTCTCACAAGGATTTCAAACAGTTACGCCAACATCATATCATTTTGGAGCAGATGCGCATCAAGCATGGGCACGATATTTGTTAAAATATATCGCACAAAATAAAATTATCTAAGACTTGACAATCAGAAACATCTACAGTATAATACTTGTATGAAATATATACTGGTTGACACGGCTAATACTTTTTTCAGAGCAAGACACGCAGCACATCGTGCTGCTGATACCTACACCAAATTAGGCTTTGCCCTACATGTTACACTTGCGGCTATTAACAAGGTTATACGCAAGTTTAACGCAGACCACGTTGTATTCATGTTAGAAGGACGTTCGTGGCGCAAAGATGTATACGAACCATACAAAGCAAATCGTAAAGTAGCACGAGCAGCATTAACTGACGCAGAATTAGAAGAAGATGCCCTGTTTTGGGAAACTTTTGACGAATTTCATAAATACTTACGTGAGCAGACTAATTGTACTGTCTTACAACATCCTCAAGCAGAAGCTGATGACTTAATTGCCCGATGGATTGCTCTTCATCCCAGTGATGAGCATATCATCTTATCCAGTGACACTGACTTTGTTCAGTTGATCTCTCGTCAAGTTGTGCAATACAACGGTATTTCGAACGAACTTATATCCCTTGATGGCATTTTT